TTCCAAGTGAACAAAACGGTTAGCCAACGGAGCAGGCATACGATAAGTTACGCCCTTATCAGTTTCACGGTTGCCTGCGGCAACAATGCTAACACCTTTTGGCAGTTGATATGTGCCAACACGACGGTTCAATACCAATTGGAAAGCCGCGGCTTGCGTAGCAGGAGCCGCGGAATTAAGTTCGTCCAAGAACAAAATTGCAGTACTATCAGGATCAGTGGGCAGTTCTGCAGGCGGCGCCCAGCTCATTGTATTTGCTGTGGCATTGTAATAAGGAATGCCTTTAATGTCAGTGGGTTCCCACAAGCTCAACCGAACGTCAACAACCTCACGACCTTGTTTGTCGCCAATTTGTTTAACAATATCGGATTTACCAATACCCGGAGGACCCCACATGAACACGGGGCGTTGAATTTTGATACACTTCTCGAGACTACGTTTAGCTTCGTTGGGTGTAACTGTACGATTTGAACTAATTTGCTCGGCCATAAAATCTTTCTCTGTTAATTAAGGAATATTGAATGCCTTGTGCTTCAATATGTACTAATTATACAGGATTTTTAGCAAAATGTCAATTGGCAATTTTGGGTTTTCCTGCACGGGCCGCCCCAAATCTTGTAATGTTTCCAGAAAACAACACCAGCTGTACCGCGGTAGTTTCATTAAAAACAAAGATTTCTTTTTTGGTAACGTACCACGGGCAATTGATAAACTTGTCTAACCAAATGACCACTTGGTTGGTGTATTCAACAGGCTCGTCAAACATTACCTTGTAGGATTTGATGTGTGCGGATAGCCTAGCAAAGCCTTCGTCAGTTAATCTAAGGCCGCCCATTTCTTTTTTACGTGGATTAAACCACCACGTTGGTACCATTTTTCTTATGGATTTATCATCCGTGGGTAATTTAAACTGCTCTGCAATGTACTTGGTTATTTCAATCTTTTGATTCATTGTCTAGTTTTTGGCCGGTAACTAGTTTATATACTGAGAAGTCTTGGGTATTGAACTGTTTATTAAGTTTTTCCGCAAGATTAAATGCATGTCCAGCATTTGAAAATGATACTTTTTTGTATTTTGGACCTGCTTTTTGTGCTAGGATACTGCCTGTTTTTAGATTAATGGGTTTATCATTATAAAATACAGCCCAGATAGCTTCGGCATCTAAAACCTGTTCTGTTTTATAAGTCTTTTTGTTTGTTATTTCTAACAGAATAGTGGGTTTCGGTCTTGACATATACGCTCCAAAAGTGCGTATATATTTATTATTTTAAAGCAAATTTTAATCTAGATTAAAAATTACCACCATCCATCTTAATGGTAATAACTTCTGAATTAGCTTGTGACACTGTGTCTAATTCACCAGATAATCTAGTCATAACCACAGCAAGACTATTTTGTAAATCAGTTGCTTCCTTAATGGACAGGACAACTGTTTTTTGATTGCCTTTAATGGCAATTCTAGTTCTATTTAAGAACTCTTCAATGGGCAGTGTGTTAAGTTGGTTCATGATTTATTCGCCTTACTCAATGCAATTCTTGATTCTTCTTCAGTTTTAAATGGACCAAAATATGGATATCGTTCCAATGTGATCAGTTTTGGACAAAAACTCTTGACCCAGCCCTTGCTAAATCTAATAATGTAGTGGCCAGCACAATGTTGACTTTTGCTTTTTGGACGTTTTGTGTATAATGGCAATTTTTGTTGTACGTTATACAACGGTTCAAAGGGTTTAGTTTTGCATGGATATTCGTAGATGCTGTAATTAGTAGATTCTGGAAGATCTTTCTTAATGTTCTTGATGCTTTCTTCAAATAATGCAATGCCCACAGCCGATTTAACTTCTGCTAGACTCTTGAATGGCAGGGCTCTGCCATGATGTAATACTACATAGCCCTTTTTGACTCTAGAGATAGAACCAATCTTTTCAGTTCCATTTTTAATCAACCATTCTTTTTCTGGGATTAGTATTTTTGCTGTTGAATTCATTGTGTATACCTTGCATTAAGCGGTTCTGCGTAGCTTTGTACTTGCTCACTAACTTTCTGCATGTCAAATTCAGCGCAGAACTTTAGTAATCGAACTCCAACCTGTGGGATATTCTTATCTGCGGTTGTTGCAGTATCAATAGTCAATTTAATTATTTCTTTAATATTATCGGGCTGTGCAGAAAGATCACACAGTAGTACATTTCGATTGTAATCGTCTAGTACACGATGCTCGACACCTTCGTGATCTGACCAACGTTGGAGCATGAGATTGTTCCAAGAATAGCCTTTGCTTACTCTATCTCCAAAGGCTTCACGAAGACCAACTTTATTCTTTGTACCTTTTTCTCTAACTCCAGGATATGCACTAAAGATGTTGTCAGAAGTATCGCCACGCATACATTTTTCAAATAGCATCCACTTAGGATCTGGAGCGGCCTTTACTTCACCAGTTTTTTTATCTTTAATAGGCTTTCCCTTAGCATCAAAGTAGCCTTCATGTGTGATAGTAATTTCCATTACACCGTTATATTGCCGAACATTTGGTGCAATCAGCTGTGCAAAGTCGCCATCTGTTGAAATAATAACATGGTTATCATCAGGATGAGCCTGAATGAAACCCGCAATCAAATCATCTGCTTCGAGTTGCGGATTTTGCAACACTGTGGTATTTGTTTTAGTATGGATAAAATCTTTAAATTGATCAAATGTTTCCCAAAACACACGATCTTCTTCTTGCTCTTTGGGGCTAGCGGCTGCTCGTCCCTCTGCACGTTGTCTCTTGTACGGAGCATAATGGTCTTTGCGCCAGCTTCTACCCTCTAAACAGAATACAACGTGATCGCCTTTAAATTCACGCCATGCTTTGCGTACACTGCCCAGCACAGTATGAATACTCATACCAATTTTGTCATTGAGATCTCCTCTAATGACATGTCGTGCTCTAAAAAATGTATTTGCTGTGTCTACCAGTATGTATGTTTTGTTCATTAACTAACTTCCGTTTTTCCGTTACCCAAATTATTAACATTGATAAATCCACTAGCTCTGCGGCTCATATCAATACCTTCCTCACCGCCAACATTTCGGCATAATTCAGTAAACCATTCATCAACAACGGCCTCATCATTTTCACCAAGATATCCTGCTGTACGTAATTGTAACACAAAATACTCGTTCCAGTCAAGCTCAAAAAATCCATTTCGAATGTTATCTGTATTCACATGAGTGTTTAATACTGCTACCCAAGGTTCTTTCTTTTCTGTAGCAATCTCTTTTGGCGTTTTCAAAACTTCAGTAAGTTTAGCTTCAGTTTCGGCAACTTTTTTATTAGCCTCGTCGACACGGCTTGCCATTTGTTGAGCCGCTTTTTCCATACGGTCTGCTCGTTCTTCAATCTTATCAATGCCAAATATTTTTTTAATAAATTTATTCATTAAGTTCCCCATTTAATTTTTAACCAGACACGTTCAACCATATATTGCCAAACTGCTAGTACCACATGGATAGCAACCGCTTCACCAAGCCCTGTCCAATAGGCAGTAATTAGTAATGCTGTAATTCTATAACTTAATGTTCGTACAATAGTTCGTTTATGTGTTTCCATTAGGTTCCCCATTCATTTTTAAATAGTGGCACTTGTAATCGATCGCTGTATCTAAGACCGTGCTTCATAGCGGCTATTGCCACTGCTTTGTTATTTAATGCGTATACACTCTCAATACCGCCCACTGGCATCAAGTACACATGTCCTTTAAATCCTTCAGCTCGAAATTCTTCGGTAGCTTTTAGTGCATCTTCAATATCTTGTTCCGTTGCCACAACAAACTTCAAATATGCTGTGCCATAATTTTCATAATCGCAAACAACTTTGGGTTTGATAGCATCCTTCCAAGGCTCACCACTTGCTGGAAGTTTGGCGCTTACTGAGAACGTGATTTCTCTCTCGTCACTACCAAATGTCCAGTCTGTTAGATATTCTTTAAATTTTTCAGTTAATCGCATTGTGCCGTTAGTTTCAAAAGTAATTTCTTTTAAACTTTTCATACACGGTTGATTTAACAAGTCTGGATATTGTTTTTGCCAACCCAGCAAAGGTTCTCCGCCAGTAATAACCAAATGCTCATCATGCCATTCTTTAAATGGCAGTGTATCAACAATTGCTTTGGCAAGACCTTCAACTTCTATCATTGGACTTAGCTCTTTAAAATCTGGATGCCAGCTTGCATAACTATCGCAGCCTGTAGCCACCAATGGTAGTTCTTTATAATCTGTAAATCGATGCATGGCATGCATAACTGCAATTTTGTCTGCTTCCTTGCTTAACTCTCCACGCGGCATGCCAAATCCTTGACAGGTAAAGTTGCAGCCAAATGTACGTAGGAACACACTGGGTACACCCATGTATCGTCCTTCGCCTTGTATGCTATAAAATAATTCTGATACTTTAATTTTACTCATAAATGCTTGACCACTTTTTTAGTTTTTCAATTTTTGCAGATTTGGCTATATCTAAATTGATCTTTGTCACAATGCCTTGCTCAAGCATAATATCAATCATTGCCAACATATCTCCAACTTCTTCTTCCAAGTGTTCTCGATTAGTTTTAGGCTTACCTGGCTTAAAATTGTCAATGCCAAATCTACTAATCTTACTAACTGCTTGAATAACTTCAGCACATTCTTCTTGTAGAATGTCCATTACTTCTTTAACTTTTGCGTCCATTAAAATTCCTAGGTAAATAAAACTTAGTATACACATTTTATTTAGGTCTGTCAACATCAATGAACAATTTAATAACTCACATACATTGGGATCTTAACGATTTCTGTAAATCTGAATGTAGTTATTGTCCCACACGTCTGCGAGGTGGGGCAGAACCTCCTGAAACCAAAGACTACGTGCGTGTAGCCAATTTATTAATTGATGCATATAAAAACATGGGTAGGGAAATAACATGGTCATTTGACGGGGGTGAACCGTTGGATATGAACGACATTGTTGTATTGTTAAAATTATGTAGGACAAATGGCAAATACATGGAATTAACTACTAATGGTGGTAAATTGTGGATGGATTGGTGGGCAATAGAACCATATGTTGATAAATTAAATTTGACTTATCATTATTGGCAAAATCCCAGTTTAATGAATTATATAATTGAAACTTTTCAAAGTAAAAATAAGAATTTTAATGTAACTGTGCCAATTAGATCTGATGGCTTTGAAGATGATATGTTAAGAGCTGCCACAATTGAAGAAAAGTATAAAATAAAAGTTAATAGAGCCGCATTGTATCATTACGCTGATAAAAGTGCAGGGTATATGTTTGAGTATACTAGAGATCAATTATATTTAATGTCGGGCATGACTCCGCCTAAATCAATTATCAAACCTGTTGCACCTATAATTAAAAAACCCATAATTGAAAAACCCATAATTGAAAAACCTACGCCGCCCCCACCGCCGCTAGTTCAAGATCAAATAGAACATGCAACTACAACTTGGAAAGAACGGCATATCGCCATTCAAAATTCCAATCCTAGCTTTACTGGTCAGCTATGCAATGTTGGAATTGAAAAACTAATTATTACACATCAAGGATGGGTTGGCGGCAGTGACTGTAATAATCAGCCTTTGGGAAATATCTGGCATGATGGATGGGCTCCTCCGTCAGCACCACAAGTGTGTACAATGATATCTTGTGTAAGTAAATCAGATCAAAAAATTACAAAGTTTTCTGCGCCCGTTCAGTGAGGTATTGATCGTTGTGGATCCATTTGTTTTTAACAAGGAATCCCCATTCTCTTGTTTGTGGCCCTGGCATAAACAATGTCC